GCCATGGCGATAGTTACTGCCGAGAATAACATCGAAACACAACTTGGCTACCGACTGTTGCCGTCCTGGGAAGAGGATGAATGGCGAGCGACAGTGCGTCCTTATGACCCTACCCTCGTTAATATCTCTGGCGCAACAGCACGAGGCTATCGCCAGATAGTCAAGGGGAAATGGGGCCATTTTATTACTGGTGGCGTAGAGACGAAGACTCTCATCGCCGCAGGTGTGGCCATTGGTTGGAGTGACGCGGATGGCGACGGTTACGATGAGACAGGAACTGTCCCCGTACCTCCTATAACTGTTCCTACAACTGTGACAGATCCTTGCGAGATTGCCATTTATTATCCTGGCAAGGCAGCAGCTAATGAATGGGAAATACGGGCTGTTTCTGTGAGCATTGCAGCAGGTCTTGTCACCATCACTTTCCGTCGCGAGAATACAGTTCTTGAGACTAAGCAGGAAATGATGGGGGCAAAGGCCGTTGATGGTTTAGATGATGCCATGTTCCTTGATGAAGTGGACATCTATCGGCGTTGGAATGATCCACAGACGCAAGTTACCATGATGTGGGAGCCAACAGGTAGCTGCGATTGTGGCAGCACTACTTGCCCTCAATGTATTTACGCTGTGCAGGCTGGCTGTTTACACCTAAGAGGCGAGCCTATTGGTTCCCTGATTGCCTACACACCAGCGACTTGGGATGCAGCAGCACAAGCATTTTATTCGACGGAATGGAGCGTAGGCAGGCTGCCAGACATTGTCAAATTGTACTACCTTGCGGGGTTAGGAGGCAGAGCAGATTGTCCAAGGCGTTCCATGGACTGGTTGTGGGAGAAGACTGTGGCTGATTATGCAGCAGCCTTGATGGAACGACCAATTTGTGATTGTGCAACCGCATCAGACAGAGTTACTAAAGCTCAAGCTGATTTGGCTTTCAGCGGAGGTGCTAGTGAACTATCATCTTATAATCTAAGCAGCAGTGATCTAGACAATCCGTTTGGCACCAGACGAGGAGCAGTTATGGCTTGGAAACAGGTCAAACAGCACGCAGCGGGGAGAGTTGTTCATGCGTGAAGCCACGTTTACTGACAGCATGGGACGAAAATGGCTCGTAACCTTGCCCGACGATGCGCCTGACGTTGCGGCAAGTATGGGGCCAAGAATCGGACCACCTCCCCTAGACGAGCTGGGCCTGCCGACGGATATAGAGGTTCGTCTTCACAATCAGTTGCATGACCGTGGGCTGTTCACTTTGAAAGATGTGCTCAGTCGGCGGACAGAAGTGTTCGCGGCACTTCAAGCAGCTTTTCGGGTGGAGACGGAAGCAATCATCAGTTTGTATCGTCAAGGAGGATAAGTTATGGGAGACATCCAAAGGACACCGTATAGTCGTGTCTTCCTCATCGAAGACCGAGCAGGGCCAGCTAATGTTCCTGACTATATGGGGTTATCGAGGGCTATGGCCTTCACCTGGCCTCAAGGGGACATTACACCTGTTCGGGTACCTAGTGAATCCAACTATGGTCAGTTCAAAGTAATTGACCAGATATTGGGTGCACAGGGTCTTCCTCAACTGCCTATTCAGACCAGATACACCCGCGACCTTTCGGATCTTCTGCGGATTATCCGAAAGGGATGTCCCGTTGACATTCAGGTGCACATGGGTGCTTGCCAGGATGTTCGGGACTTTAATGGCGGCTGGGACAAGATTCTGGTTCTGGAAGAGGCGCGAGCGTCTCAGTACGGCACAACCGAACTGGGTGCTCTAGACCAAGGTGAAGATGCGGTTGTCAACGAAGAGACGCCGTTTACTGGCATGGATGCCTACGAAATTAAGCCTTTGTCATTCGCTGAGTATGGAGCAACAGAGGTCGTGATGGAAGTTATTGCAGTGGCCTTGTGTGACTCAAAGACGTGTGGGGCTTGTGGCCTTCCTAGTGATGGCTGCCAGCACGTGTTTGCTATCCAGAAGAGCACAACTGCATCTCCTGGACTTCCTGGCGAGCTAATCTACTCCAGCGATGGCTGGGCGACTTTGGGCCAGACAATCGTGGACACACTGGCTGCAAACAAGGATCCATCAGATATGGCGTGTGTGGGTGTAAACCTAGTTGTTATTTCGTTCGCGGATGACAGCCTGCACTATGCGCCTATCGCTGATATCCTTGCTGGCACTGAGACTTGGAGCGAAGTTACTACTGGTATTGTGATTGCGGGATCGCCGCAGGCAATATTTAGCCTTGGAACTGCGTTTTCGTGGGTTGTTGGTGAGGGTGGATACATCTACTTCTCGTCCGACATCACAGCAGGTCTTACTGTCCAGAGTGCTGGTACAGCGACTATTCAGAACCTTGCTGCTATTCATGGCTACGACGAGTTAAACCTTGTCGCTGTCGGTGCTGCCAATGCTGTGGTTCACACAGCTAATGGTGGCCTTACGTGGGCTGCTGTTACGGGTCCGGCTCCGGCTATTGCCCTAACGGCTGTCTGGATGCGCAGTGAGAATGAGTGGTTTGTTGGTACTGCCGGTGGCGCATTGTGGTACACCAGGGATTCTGGTGCATCCTGGGTGCAAAAGCGGTTTACTGGCGACAACGTTGGAAGCGTCGCCGATATCTTCTTCAGCACGCCGACTGTGGGCTACATGTCCCACACTACGGTTGCTCCGGCTGGCCGGATTCTGAGGACGATTGATGGTGGGCACAGTTGGTATGTTTTGCCGGAGGGCACAGGCGTCATCCCAACCACAGACAAGCTCAATTCCATTGTGGGCTGTGGCGAGGATCCGAACGTTCTCTATGCAGGCGGACTGGCTGCCGATGGAACAGATGGTGTGCTAATCAAGGCAGCTTAGCTGCCAGAAAGCAGGTCGGAGTAGACATGGAAGAATCTGAGCGTAAGACGACCAGAGCGGCGGCGAAGGCTGTTAAAACAGATGGACGACCGCCAAGCGAGTACACACTTTTCAACGGCATTGTCCTGAAGATTAAGGCTGTGCCGCCTCTTCTGGTGAATCGCGCTCAGTCCCTGATTGAGCGACCCAAGCCTCCTGTGGTGTTCTTGGAAGAAAAAGGACGCGAGGAGGAGAATCCTAATCATCCGGATTACATAGCTGCGGTGTTGAAATATCGTGAGGAACTATCCATGGTCTCGGCCAAGATTTGTTTCCTCATTGGTACAAGCATCAAAACTATACCGGAAGGCTGGGAGGGTCCTGAGGGTGAGACTTGGGTCGCCAATCTGGAGATCGCAGGAATACCGGCTGGAGAAAATGAACGAGAGCGTTACTTGAATTGGCTACAGTGTTATGCCATGACCAGCGAGATGGATATTACAGGTGTCTTGTTCGCGGTCTCGCGGGCGAGCGGTGTAACCGAAGAGGAGGTGCGCGCAGCTGCTGAATCCTTTCGGAGTCTATTATCGTGATGAGCCTGTTCTGGAAGCCAAACCTAGAACAGCAATTGATCCTGGGGTAACCATCAGAGGACAAATAGCAGGTGTAATGCCAGAATACGAAGAGCGACAAGCAGCAAGGTTTGGCTACTACACATGGGAAGAATGGCAGCAATTAAGCCACGAGGAAAAGGCTCGTGGTATAGCGCATATGCGAGTAGAACATCAGATAGAACTTCTTGGCAGCGATGCAGTGGATGATCACATAGAGAAACGCAGAAGAAGGGCTACAAAGTAGCATGGCCGACGACCTTCAGAAAGTTGGCATAAAGGCTGTTGCCGAAGGTGTAAGCGGTTATACAGCTGGTGTAGGACAGATAAACGCTGCCAACCGAGCTATGTCAGATTCTACCCTTATGGCTGCTTCTTCTATGCAGACCATGGGTGGAATGAGCGGCAAAGCTATGATGGCGTTGGCTGTTTTGCCTGCTATGCTTGGAGCTGTAGCTACTGGCGCTGTCATGATGGGGATTGGTCTTGCATCCAGTCTTGAGCAATCCCAAATTGGTTTCACCACCATGCTTGGCTCGGCGGAAAAAGCCAAGTCCTTCCTAAATGACCTTCAGAAATTCGCAAAGGAAACACCATTCTCCTTCAAGGGTTTGGTGGCCTCCACTCAGCAGCTGATAGCCATGGGCTTCTCGGCAGAAGAAGCTCTGCCTATGCTGAGGGCCATTGGTGACACAGCAGCTGGTCTTGGCGCGGGCGAATTTGGTATTCAGCGAATCACTCGTGCTCTTGGTCAGATGCGAGCCAAAGGCAAGATCTCTGCTGAAGAAATGCGGCAGTTAGCAGAGATGGGCGTGCCTGCTTGGGAAATACTTGCAACTGCTATTGGTGTGACAATTCCTAAGGCCATGAAGATGGC